AAGGAATGTGATGATACACATAGGAACAAAATTGAAGTTAACATCAAAAAAATTAAAGGAGTTACAGAATGAAAGACAATCTTAACCCCGACGGGACAACTAAGACCTTCCAATGGTTTAAAATGTTAAGAAACAACCGTGGTGAAACTGGTGGCGAAGGCGGCGGCGAAGGTGGCGGTGAAGGCGGTGGAGAAGGTGGCGGTGAAGGGGGTGGAACAGCAGTTCTTGATTGGCGTGCAACACTCGACCCTTCGATTAAAGACCATCCATCTTTAGCAAATTTTAAAACTCCGGCAGATGTGGCTAAGAGTTACGTTAACGCTCAACATCTAATCGGAAAAGAGAAGCTTCCAGTTCCAAGTAAAGATGCTGACCCAATGCAAGAAGGCGGGAACGCAGAATACAACATGGTTTATGACAGGATGGGAAGACCTTCTGATGCAAATGCTTATGAAACTCCGGCAGTTGAAGGGGCACCTGAAGTTTCGGCTGAACAGGTAACTGAATTTAAGAATTTAGCACACAAGATTGGTTTATTACCTCACCAAGTAAAGGCTTTGTATCAATGGAATCAAGAGGGAGCCAAAGGTCAAGTTGAAGCAAGTCAAGCAGGAATTACAAAAGGTCTTCAAGAGTCTGAAGCTTCGATGCGAAAAGAATTTGGCACGGCTTTTGAATCCAACATTGCAGGAGCGAAAGCATTGATTACGAAGTTCGGTGGGGCAGAAGTTTTGGAAGCTTTAGATTCTTCTGGTTTGGGTAACAACCCTCACATGATTCGTATGATGGTAAAGATTTCTAAGCAGTTCGGTGAAGATGGAAATGCTTTCATCGGAGAAGGTGGACCACCTAATATTTTAACACCTGACGAAGCCAAAGTAGAAGTTGAAAAGATTATGGCTGACAAAACAGGTGCGTATTGGAATCCACCTGATGAAAAAGGAAACAAGAAATTTTCACCCGCCGAGCATAGTGCGATGGTCAAGAAATTGGCTGATTACAATGCTATGGCGTACCCAGTAAAATAAAGCTGATTAAGGATAAGCGTTAGCCCCGCATATCAGCCGTAGTACCCGGGCAACTCCCTTTGGGGAATCCACACAACTTAGGCACGGGACCTAATAAGGATAACCCAAATTAATATTAACCAAACAAGGGGAGTTTTCTAATGGCTGCAATAACAGAAGCAATGGTTAAGCAGTTTGGGGCTAATGTTGAATTTTTGGTTCAGCAAAAAGGCTCAAGATTGCGTTCTGCGGTTAGAGTCGAAACGGGAATTGTCGGAGAAGATGCGTTCTTCGAACAACTTGCCGAAACGGCTGCCGTAAAGAAAACCGTTCGGAACGCTGACACACCATTGGTGAAGTCAGACCACAGACGTCGACGAGTTTCGATGTTTGATTTCGAATGGGCAGACCTTGTTGACAAGCAAGATAAACTCAAACTCATTATCGACCCGGAAAATGCTTATGCTATTAACGCTGCATGGGCACTAGGTCGAGCAACTGATGACGAGATTATTACTGCTTTCAACGCAAGTGCTGCAACAGGTAAGACGGGTTCTGCATCTACACCGCTACCTTCAAGTCAGTTGGTCCTTCCGGCTGCCGCAGGTTTAACAATCGACAAACTTCGTCAGGTCAAAGAAATTCTTGATTCTGCGGATGTCGACCCTGATGAACCTCGTTTTATCGTAGTTTCCCCTGCACAAATCACTGATTTATTGGAATCCACTGAAGTAACATCCAGTGACTTCAATACTATTCGTGCATTGGTCGCAGGACAAATCCCGGGTTACATGGGATTTACTTTCATCATAAGCAATCGTTTACCTGCCAATGCCACGGCGGATGGACGTTTAGTTTTTGCGTGGGCACAGAATGGGATGTTGCTTGCAATAGCCCAAGATATGCAAACGAGGGTTGAGGAACGGGCAGATAAATCGTTCGCCAATCAGGTCTACTTAGCTATGGGAATCGGTACTACCCGTATGCAAGAAGAAAAAGTTGTTCAAATTGACTGTATCGAATCTTAAAAAGGGGGGTTTAAAATGGCTCAAGTAAAAGCTGATAATAGAACAAAAGCCGATTCCCCATCTTCTGATAACATCCTAGCGGGTGGAACATTAGGGGGTAGGGTTCGGGTAATGCAGGAAACATATACGTTTGCGAGTGAAGCTGTTAATGACACAATCTTGTTGTTCCAAGATTTAAAAGCCGGGGCAACAATCCAAGATTTAGTCGTTGATTTAGTCACTACAACCAATGCCGTTATTTTAGACATTGGGGACAGTGCTGACGTTGACCGTTACATCAACGGTTTAACAGCAACTTCTATTGCATCCAACAGAGGACAGGTCACAGCAGCAGGTGGTCTTTTCCAAAGTACGGGAGTTCAGTATGTGGTTGGTACTGCGACAGGTGATGACAAAATCATCATTACTGTTTTAGGTGCTATCCCTACTGATGGGAGCATTAAGTTGTCATTGTATTACACCGAAGATTAAGTTATCGGGGTGGGGGCTTTTAAGCTTGTAACAAAGTAAAAGGATAGGCAGAACCCGCTGCCACAAGCACGGACCTCTACCCCATAACCTAAAGGAGAAATTTATGTCAAGTTTAGCATCTGAAGTTTCAGTTGCGAATTTGGCATTAACCGACCTCGGTGCAGATAGAATCATTTCTTTAACGGAAGATTCTGAAAACGCCCGAAAAGTTAATGCTATTTTCGATTTGGTGAGGGATGCAGAATTAAGGTCGCACCCGTGGAATTTTGCAATTGAACGTCGAAGCTTTAATCAAACTATAAATACGCCAGTCTACGGATTTGATTCTGAATTTCAAATCCCGGGTGACGTCATTCGTATATTAACTGTTGAAGGTAGAGGTACTATCACTTGGGTAAGAGAAGGCGACAAGATTCTTGTTGATGATTCTACATTTAAAGCCCGGTGTATTATTCGTATTACAGATACGACCAAGTGGGACGAAGCTTTTGTAATTTGTTTTGCAGCAAGATTATCTGCGGAATTGGCTTTTTCCATTGTTGACTCAAGGTCTTTAGCTAATGATAAATGGGAAATTTATAGAGGGAAGAAACGTCTTGCAACAGGAGTTGATGCACAGGAAGGAATCCCTGAAGAATTTTTGGCGGATGAATGGCTTGATTCTCGGTCAGGTGGTGTAGTAACACCGAGGGCTGAGTAAATGGCAAAAGTAAGTCCTATTCAGACTAATTTCACGGCAGGAGAATTTTCGCCTCAATTAGAAGGTCGTGTTGATATAACGAAGTATTTCAACGCTGCTAAGTCTATTGAGAATTTTCTCATTACTCCTTTTGGTGGTATAGACAGACGCCCGGGAAGTCAGTTCGTTGCGTGTGCAAAGTTCTCTGATAAGAAGTGTCGACTGATTCCTTTTCAATTTTCGACTGAACAGACTTATATTTTAGAACTTGGGGACCTGTATGCTCGTTTTCATCGTGACGAAGGCTCAGTCGTTGAGGCTTCAAAAGCGATTACAGGAGCGTCCAACGCTGACCCAGTTAATTTAGATATTGTGGCTCACGGATATACTGTTGGTGATGAAATCGCAATATCGGGCGTTGTAGGAATGACGGAATTGAATGGTAAGAGATTTAGAGTAGATACTGTACCGGGGGCTAATAACATAACCATTGAGGACAAAGATGGAATCACGATTGATGGAACAGGCTTTGGTACATACATAAGCGGTGGAATAGCAGAGAAGATTGTTGAGATTGTCACACCTTACACAGAAGCACAACTATTTGATTTACAATTCGCTCAAAGTGCGGATGTTTTATTTTTAGTTCATAGGGACGTTCAGCAGGCAAAAATTAATAGATTGTCTGATGTTCTTTGGACTTTTGAAACGATTGAAACAGTTGGTGGTCCATACCAACCTCTCAATCTTGATGACACCTTGACTCTGACCCCTTCAGCAACAACAGGGGCAGGGATAACAGTAACAGCATCTTCTTCATTATTCAACGCTGATATGGTTGGTGGGCTTATTAGAATTGGCGGCTTGGTATCAACAGTTCAAGGATATGTAAAGATTGTAGGATTCACTTCAGATTTGATTGTAACGGCTGACGTGGTTGCAGATTTAGACGGGACAGGTGCGACGGATGATTGGTCATTAGGTTCTTTCTCAACAGATGCAGGGTTTCCTTCAACAGTAACCTTCCATGAGCAACGGCTATGGTATGGGGGAACACGATTAGAACCTCAGACTGTGAAGGCTAGTGTCACTTTAGAATTTGAGAATTTCACTCCCGGGGCTGATGATGTCGATGCTTTAGATTATCAAATTGCTACGGAGCAAGTTAACGCTATCAGGTGGTTGTCGTCAGGGCGTGGCTTGGCGATAGGAACTACAGGTGGTGCGTTTATCCTTTCAACAGGCTCGGATTTTACCCCAATAACTCCCACCAATGTTCAGGTCCGACGTGAAACAAACTTCGGGAGTGAATTGATTGTCCCGGTAGTTATCGGGAATTTTCAGTATTACGTTCAGCGTGGCGGAAGAAAGATGCGAGAGTTCCAATATAATTTTGATATTGACCGACATAAATCTTTCGATATGACGCTTTTATCTGAACAAATAACTGAGTCAGGTATTGTTCAAATGGATTTTGCTTTAAGTCCTAATTCTGTGTTATGGGCAATTAGGGCTGATGGACAAATTGCTGCATTAACCAGACAGATTGACCAAGAGGTTATCGGATGGACAAGACAAATACCTGCGGAAACTATTGCAGGAACTTCTTCTTATGAATCAGTAGCAACGATTCCTGTTGGAGAAACTGACCAAGTTTGGGTTTCGGTCAAAAGAACTGTTGATGGAACGACACGAAGATTCATTGAGTTTTTACAAGATTTAGATTTTGGTTCTGACCAAGCAGATGCGTTCTTTGTTGATAGCGGGTTAACTTATACCGGGGTAGCCGTAGGCACGATAACAGGACTTGCCCATTTAGAAGGAGAATCAGTTTCAATCCTTTCTGAAGGTGCAGTTCTTCCCAATCCGAGTATTGAAGTCTTCAATCATAATATCAAACTCAAGTTCAGCCGCCGTATCTGCCAACACTTCAAGAGGACTGCCAACATTCGGTCTTACCCCTGACTTGGCAAAAAGTGCTTCTTGTTTCTTCCCAAAGGATATTCTTTGACGACGCAACCTATCTCTTTTTGCGTCACCTGATATTTTTATCAACTCTGCCTTTTGCTTATTTACGGCAGCGTTAAATTCAAAAGCTTGCTGTTGTTGCTGACCTTGACGGATTTGCCCAAATATTTGAAGACCAGTTCCTACCGCTAATATTGCTGATGTTAAAGACATAGTTTTTACCTATCGAATACTTCCATCTTTGGCATAACCGCCAAAACAGACATCGGAAGTGGTTGTTCTTGTTTAATAAAAATGTTAGCATTTTTGCTGTAACCTTTAGGATAAGGCAATATCTTATCCCCTGTAAAAAGAGGAACTGGTTCGTCCATAGAATCTGCCGACGTTCTAAATTGAATAACGTCAGTCGTCCCTCTCTCCCCAAATTCTCCCCCGGATGTTTTGAAAAATCTAAATCCAATCTCATAAATCCTTCTTGTTTTACCTTGTGAGGTTCCTGTTGCTGACCCACCCTCAATCCTTAACATTTCAAGTTCACTTAAATAGCCAAGACCAACATGAGCCTTTGTTGTCGTCGCTGAATCAGCTAAAGTAATTTCACCATTAGTCACAGTTTGGTTGGGAAGAACTGCACCTTCAGAAAGGATTGAAACTGATTCTCCTTCTAAATGGGCAAGTCCTGTTATCGTGCCTACGGCTACCCCGGTATAAGTTAACCCGCTATCAACAAAGAACGCATCTGCTTGGTCAGAACC